GACTTTACATTGTGGTTTCATACATTCTGGGTTTTCCCAATTTTCATGCAGCTGGCATGGGTATCTGACCCAACCTTGATAACCACACCCGGCAAGACCTAGCGCAAGAATTGCCGCCAAGCTTGCCGCGCGTAGTTTCCAAATCATTTGCCAGTTGATCCAAATGCTTTATCAGCCGGGTTAAGCCAACGCAAAATAACAGGCACGATAGCTGCAACGCCACCCATTGCCATTTGTTGCAACGAGCCTCCAGCCATGTAAACAGCCAATGCGGCTGCGATGTACGAGCGACCCCATGAGGCCGCGATTGCTTTTGCTTGATCCATTATTTCTCTCCTTTTGGTCGATCCGGCAGATCGCCGGAAAACGGGCCATAAATTGGTCGGCCGTAACCGACAACAAATGACCTTGCTCCCAAATTTCTAGATTTCACCATGACTTCGCCGCCATTGCGTTGATCGCCATCTCCCGTGTTGCCTTCAATTGTGACGATCTGCTTTTCAGATACCCGGATCACCAAGCCAACATGATTGATTGTAGTCTTGTCATCGATTACAAAATCAAAGAAAACAAAGTCACCAATCTTTGGCTCGGTGTGCCAGCGTTTCATTTTCTTAAAGGCATCAGCTCCAGCTCTGGTGCTGACCACATTTGGCACATCCACATCGGCTTGGTCGGCACACCAATTAAGAAATGACCCACACCACGGCAGCTTGTCGGCCTTCATGTGCTTGCCATACTTTGTTTCATTGTTGCCGGTTTCAGCCACACCCACCTCAGCGAGTGCGACCTGAATCAAACGCGGCAATGTGCCTTGTGGAAATGTCATGACAGCAAAAGCTTCGCTTCGTTGTCGGTTATGCCTAGTTTGGCAAGCAATGCAGCCTTTTCAGCAGCCTTTGTTGTTTCGGCTTCCAATTCAGCCGTTTTGGCTGCTTTGTCTGCCTGAAATTGTGCAAATTCGTCAGCCGTCATCTCGCGTTCAATAACTTCATCTGTTTCCATGTTGTGAATTCTAACCGTTGGCTTTGTCATTATTTAACTCCATAAATTCTAATTGAACCCGCTGTAAAATTGGCTGCTGTATCCTCTGTATAAAAAGTCACTGAGGTAATTGCACCTACATTAATGTAATTTGCTTGGTTATAAACTGCACCAAGGCCGGTTGAGTTTCTGCCAGTAGCATTATTTACAATTATTTTTTGCGAATCTGTTTCTGTGTAACCTTTGCATGTCATTCTGAAAAGACCTGGTTGTGCCGCATCTTGTAATTGATTAACTTGCGATAGCTGTGTTTGCAATGCGCCGATGCTCGCGTTGTTTGTACCCAAAGTAATGACCCTGTAAATTGCTGAACTGCTACCATTGACTCTCATTCCAATGTTGTTATCGGTTGATTTCATACCGTCGCACCAAATTTGAATTTCATTGTAGGTCTGGTTAATACTTGAAATTGTAACTGTTGCTACACCTGACAATGATGTCGTGCTAAGTAGTGTCATTCCGCCTGCTGATGCCGTTGCCCACGAAGGAACTCCACCAGCAACAGTTAAAACTTGGCCTGTTGTGCCAATGCCAAGCCGCGTATTTGTGTTTGCTGTTGCTGATGAATAAGCAAGATCGCCAAGCGTTGTGCCGGGCTGCAATGCTTTAAGCCTTGTATCAACAGCCTGACCAAAAACCTCAAAATCTGCCGGCAAATCCGTGACCAAATCGGTCGCTGTCGGCATTTGGAAATTGTAATTACTCGTGGGGTTTGTCATTTGTTTTCTCCTTACGCCACAAGAGTGGCATTGATCCAATCCAAAGTTGGATTGACTGTGTTCCATTGCTCTACCACCGGCACATCATTCCATTGCATGGCTTGCAACGAGAATGATAATGGTGACAAAATCATGGAAACGCTTATCTGATTGTATCTTGCAGAAAATGTCCAGCCTTCAACAAAGCCTAAGTAATCGCCAGAATTCATGTTAAGTGGCAGATCGGCAATCTCCACAGGCATCCCCATAAATACATTGATGAGGTCATCTCGGTCGGCATCGTCTAGCTCCGGGTTGGTCAGTTCATAGGTTATGTTGTTGAAATTAAATCGTGGATAGGCGCGCAGCTCTAAATAAAAATCTGCCTGATCCTGAGCATCGGCAGCGTGCTTAATTGTCGTTGTAAAAATCTGAGACAATTCGCCATAAAGTCCAATCGATGCAACATCCTCGGCACTTACTTCCAATGCTGAATTGTTGCCGTATTTAAGCGTTATGTTGTTTCGCACATCGCCGGTGCGGCTTTGGATGCTTAAACCTGATGCCAAAGCGTGATTGGCTGTGAGTTCCACATAGCCGTTGGCAGCTAGATAAGTCGTGCGATGTGTCGAATCTGCATAGCCAATTTGACCAGTCGGCGATTCGTACAAATAACCTAAGCCGCTAGTGGCAAGAGCTGACACCAGAGAATAAACATCAATGCGATCGGATGTGCGATTCTCAAGCTCATAATTACCCGGCTGATCGATTTCGCCCAATCCTGTGTTTGCGGCATCTTGCCATTGCTCTGTTGGATCATAGGTTCCCCATTGCAAAGCTGCCGGCACGGCTTGCCATTGTGCAAATAAAAGCGCACTCAAAATTGTGTAGATTTGATTTCCATCAAAGTCATCGGAAAGCACGCCATCGGTCAAAGCCTTTGGCAATCTGGCCAATGCACCCAAAGCAATGATGTTGATGCGCTGTGCGTAATCCACCGAGCCAACCTCGGCCACGGAGATGCCCACATCAACAACCGAGCCGCCAAAGATTGGCACATAAGTGGCTGTGGAATCTTGCAGCTCAATGGTCAAAGAATCATTGATTGCAATGGTCACATTTGATTGGTCAAGGTTGATAATCTCAAGGCTGGTATAGCCGGCATTGGCTTGCTCATAAATGTTTGTGCGGCCGCTTGTAATCGTAAGATTGGCCAAGATTGCTGTTGTGTATTGCACGCCGCCAATTGTCACGCGCCAAATAGGATTAAAAACGGTCATGCTATACCGGCAAGATTTGATCCGCCGCCCGTACCACGATAAAAGGAATCATTGATTGTGTTCACAATTTCTCTTGCTGTAGCTTCTCTATCAAAAGCACCTGTGACATTAATGTTATAGGTTGCCCCGGATGTGGCAGCTTCGGCAGCTCTAAAGCTGCCAGCACTAAATGTATTTGTGACCGTATTACTTGCGGCTGCTGCGCTTGCCGCTGCTTTCGCCGATGATGTTATTCCTGTTGTGCTAGGCACTACGATTTTTGATACTCCTGTGCCGGTTTTGGTGCCTGTACCTGTAGCCGGCCCAAAACCCGTTGCAAATGGAATTGCTCCCGTTGATGGGCCGCTTGCCATACCTGACTCAGATGACCCCACCAAAGCATTGGCAGCTGCTAAAACGCTTGCAGCCAAAGCAACAGCACCAACCCCAAGCAACGGATTAAGAGCAAAAGCCGATGCAATACCTGCAACAAGAGCTGATGCTTTTAACAAATTGTAAGCTCTAATTACTGTATTGATTAGAGCAATAGTTGCTGTGACGGCAGCGGCTATTTTTGAAACTACAAAAACGCCTGCAATTACAGCTGTGACAGCAATCAATTCATCTTTCAAATCAATAACCGTGTCAATGACTGATCTAACCTTCTTGCCCCATTCAACCGCTTTGAGCTGTGATTCTGATAGACCTTCGGCCAATCCATCTGTTCCTGTTAATCCTGCAACAAATGATTCAATTGCTGGCACGACCGAAACAATTAGAAAATCGGCTAATTCTTTGACTACAGGCAAAAGAGCTGCACCGATTGCTTCTTTTGACTCATTGACCGCGATGCTGATTTGTTGAAACTTAAAAGCGGCTGTCTCTGATTGATTTGCAATAAAGCCGTCAAATGTTTGATTGAGCAATTGTTGAGTTTGATCAAATGTTAATGTTTTGAGAGTTGCAGCATCGATGCCAATGCCTAATTTGCTAAGAGATGTGTTTGATCCTTCAAAACTTTTTGCAACAGCGTTTGTCACAGCTTCTAAAGGCTTACCTGTTGCCGCTGCGATTTCTTGGCTTAATGTCAGCAATTCTTGTGATTTGGTTAAATCACCCGTGGCACGCAATAGGCGAGACAAGGCCGGACGAATAATGTCATCAGTGGTAGCGGTGGCAATGCTTTGTGCCGTTACATATTTATCAATTCCGGCAATCTGTGCAGCTGTTGCGCTGGTCGTGTTTCGGATTGTTTCCTCAAGCTTTTTTTGCCCGGCCTCATCCTCAGCTGCCGCTTTGACCGATGCCAAAGCAAATGCACCAATGGCTGCACCGGCAGCTGCAAAAGCCAAAGCCGCTTTTTTGCCAAAATCGCTTACGCGATCACTAAATGAATCAACCTCGGTTGTTGCACTCTTAACGCCTTTTTTGAGTGAATCTAGATCGGCATCAAAAGTGACCGTGACCTTTGGAATTTTTGCCATCATTCGAGTCCATTCGATCTGATAAGTGTTTGAACCATAGCAATGTATTCCTTAGCAACCACAGGCGTATAAAAATCAACAGCTGGTGTAATCCAATAGCCGCCGGGATTGCGTGCTACTTTAAATCTGTTGGTGTATTTACGGCCACGCCTATCAATGCCCGGATGTGAGCCGTATTCTGATCCCCAAATCAATGCTCCAGCTTGCGCCGATTGTTGATTTGTGCGCTTGCCACCTTTTGTCGTTTTGCCACCGTACTTTCGGCCAACGCGCTTTGTGCCACCAATGTCCACGCGGATCAGCCGATCGCGTGGCGTGGTAATAGATTCAATAACCAATTTTGCCTGAGGTGTCCTAGACAAAAGCCCAAATTGCATAAGCTGACCGGCAAGCCGTTTTGACATAAGCTGAGCTGAATCGCGTACCTCGCCTTGAACCTCTTTTGGTAAAGCTGACAAAAGCGAAAATAGATTTTTCAATTCTAAAGGCTCAACGGCAAAAGAAAATGTGCCGGTGTCTCTGGTCGATTTACTAGCCATTGCGCCTCTCCATTATCTCAATCGCCGTTAATAAATCCTCAGCTGTCTTAAATTCGCTGAGAGGTTGGCCGCTTGCTATGGCTACCTCCCATAAAATCCTGTTTATGCTTCCGGCTGTATAACTTTTGGGTTTGCATCACCGACAATTATGTCGCTGACAGTTTCACACCAAACTTCAAATGGCTTAGCTGGCTTACCGGCCATTTCTCTTTTCATTGCGTGGTAAGCAAGAAACAACAGATCAGACACGCCCATTTTGTCTTGAGCTTGTCCAATCGTGTTGCCAGTCTTGTTTTCCCATTTTGCCCATTCTGCCGGATGTGCAATGTAGGTTTCCGCATTGCCATCCGTGTATTCAATCGTGATTGGTAGTTTCATTTCATTGCTCCCGTATCTTTATCTCTTAGGTAAATGTGCCAACAGGTGTTGTCACACAGGTAAATGCCAATGAAACCGTTTGTGCATCTGGTGCTGTACCGCCGGCAGATGGCAAAATTGGCTGCACATCAAAAGCAAATGCTGCGCCGGAATCTGCCCCAAAGATTACTGAAAGGCCAGTGTTTGGTGCGTTTGTTGCCGCTGTCCATAGAGCTTCGCACAATGAATTTGCTGCGCCCCAATCTGCAAGCATTTCAACGGCAAACGAGCCTTGCGTGTCGGTCGTAAAATAACTTTTTCCTGAAAGTAACTGAAATGTATTGATTGTTGAATCAACAGTCAAAGTTGCCGATGTAGCTTGTGAATTATAGCTGCTACCAGCAATGGTGAAACTGATGTCTCTACCGGTAATTACAGTTGTTGGCAATTTATTTTCTCCTTAATTGGTGTAGTAGGTGCTTACTTGTAAATCTGCTACGAGGTATTTTCCCGCGCCGACTTCCAATGATTGAGGTGCATTTACATCGCCGACAACATAACCGCCGGGCATTGTGCTGATAATGCTGATCATCAATTGTTCTAAATTATCTAAAGCTGCGGCATTGTTAGAATAACCAACAACGCCTGTCACCGTTAAATTAACTTTAACCTTTGTGGTTGCGCCGTTAATTAAAACGCTTTCAAGATACGGTGAATCCGGAATTAAACAAATGCTTGGGCTGGTCATTGTTTCTGGAATTCCATTGTAAACATTTGCCGCTATAGTTGAAAGTGCTGTTTTCAATGGTGTGCGAATTGCGGATTCGATACTCATTGGCACATTGCCTCAACATCCAAGAATGGGCCTAAAAGGCCAACGACTCTGTTGCTCAAGCTGCGGCCTAAAATAAATGGGGAAGGCTGAAAAGAATCAGACATAATTTGGTTGCCCGGAGCTGTGATGCTTTGAAAAACCTCAACGGCTACAACCAAAATTGCGTTTTCAATTGGTGGCGTGTTTGCATAAAGTGATGCGGCTGATCCACCGGATAAGGTAGCCAATGCGCTAGGAATAAACGGCAATGGGTATGTACGATCAGCCGCCGCTGTAGCAGCGGTAAAGGTATAAGGCTCAATACGATCATCGGTGACTGTATAGGTCGCATTGTAGGTTCCGGCCCCGGTAACAACAACAGATTGACCCGGCACAAAGTAATTTGGCCGCATTGTGGTGAAATAAATGACGGAATCAGTCACATTGGCAAAAGTCACCGATGATTGGTATTGCGTAAGTAAAGGCAAAATCGTTTGCTCCGCGGAATCAATAAATGAGTCAAGCTGTGCATCCGAATACAAGGAAACCGAGACACCAAGAATGGATCGTAGCTGTGAGGCTGTGACTATTGCTGGCATCTCGGTTCCTTTCGTATCGTTAGCGTTCGGGAGCGACCGCTACCGATTCTTGATTGTTAATTTTGGTTCCAGCAAGCACCAAATGGAATCTTTGGAGCAATTGCGCCGTAACCATAATAAAGAATGTCAATGGTTCCATCGCTGTTGATGTTGGTGCGTAGGTTGAACCGTGGGCTTTCGTACCATGTCCATGCATCTGGATTTACAACAACCATTGAAAAATCGCCAGTTGATGTTGTTGGGCCAGCGTTACCAATTGAGCGTGAAACATAAAGGTTAAGACCCGGTGAAACCACACCGCGCAATGAATCGCCTCTCACATTTCCAGCTGCATTTGATGGCTGTGCTGCGTTGTATAGCGGCGCGCCGTTGTCGTTGTAGCCCATGATGTTTGTCCATTGTCCGGGTGACACAACAATGTTGCGAGCAAATCCGAGTGATGATCCATAAACAGCACCGGCAGCTTGAGATGTGTATCCCAAGAATCCTGTTGCTGTATTTGCATTAACACCAGTTTGCTGACCTGCACCAGCAATTGTGCCAACAGCAAATTCATCAGTTACTTTTGCATAAGCAAATTCAAGGTTTTGCAAAAGAGCTGTTAGATACTCTGGACGGCTTCGGTCGATCAATTCGACTGTTGAAATTGCGCGGCCTTTGAATGACTGAACAGGAACGCTTAAAAATGTGGCTGTCAAATTTGATTCTGTAACAGCTGCGTTTTCTGCAACATTTGCAACAGTTGGAACGCCAGTAACGCGAGGAATTTCAAAAGTCATTCCTTCGCCTACGAGAGTTTCACGGCTTAGCGCATCGATCATTCCGCGATCAGCGTTTGCCAATGCATTGACGATCTGTGTGCTTTGTGGTGTTGGGATCATGCCCGGTGCTGTAGATGTTGTGTTATCGGCAGCCTTTACATACTGACGAGAATCCTCATCATGCAAAATTGTTGCCTTGAGGTAATGCTCAAGGTATGAAACCTTATTGACGATCGGTGATCGTGGTGCTGTGTAATACGCAGGACGAGATGCCTGTACAGGTTCGACTGTTGGAGCTTCTACCGGTTCAACGGCAGGAGCGGCTTGTTCGGTAGTGTTTTCCACTTTGTCTCCTTCATTTGGGTTTGTTGTATCTGTAACTTCATGAGTTTCAGAATCTTGATTTGCGGCGACTTCGCTGACTCTTGCTGATCGCACAGCCGGCTCTGTGACCAATGCAACGCCTACGAGCTGGCCATTCTTAACCTTCATTGTGCCGTCTTTTTGCATTTCATAATCATCAACGGCCAATTCAATTGAGAATCCATCTCGCAAGCCTTCCATTGCTTCGATCAATGCATCGTTGCCAGCTGTAGTGTTGGCAATCTTAAATGTGGCCGTCATTTCCTTGTCATTTACGGACATGGCCACGCTTTTTCCAATCCTGCGAGTAATGTCATGTTCTAGGTTTAAGAAAACATCACCTGGCTGAATTGATCCGCGAGCAAAAACAACCTTGCCTGTTGATGCATTTGCTTGCTCATTAAATGCAACAATGCGGCCGGTGATTGTCCGCGAATTGGAATCAGCAGCCGTAATTTGCATTGGTGTTGTTAGCTTCATTGGATCATGTCCTCCATCTGTCTGATTTCCTCGGTGGTAATTGCACCGATGTCAAATAAAATCTTGTAAATCTCTGCGCGTTCTCTTTCCGATCCGCGCAAATACGCCTTGAGATCAAATTCAACGCGCTGTGTTTGTGGCGTAAAGTCTGGCATTGATAAACGGCCGGCAATGCTGTTCATCAGCGGCAATAACGAAAAGTCTAACAAGGTTTGACGCGCCGTTTGGGCGTTTTGATAGGTCATAGATGATCCAGTCGGCGCATCAATAAAGTAGGCCGGAATTCCCACGGCTCTTGCTAATTCTGTAGCAATAATTTCACGCGCTGCATTAAGCCCAATTTGCTCCGGCGTAAAGCCAACAGTCTCCATTGTAATGTCAGCATTAAGAAAAGCGGTGCCGCGATTTCTACGAGCTGCGCCCCATGCATCGAGCAATTTGGCAATGCGATCAGCTGGCAATGCTGTTCCGTTTGATTTCAATACCATTGACGGCACCGGTTCGCGTGCGTACATTGCAGCGGCTCTTTCAAGCTCTGCACCTGCGCGAATTGTGCGACCTGCGCGATTCAACAATCCTTCATCATTGCCGTAAAACACAACAAGCGATCCGACACCAAAATCTGGTACGCGCAATCCATCAACTGTGTAATACTCAATTTGAGTGCCAATAGAATTCAAAAATACGCCAACGCGATTTGGTGCAACACGCCACATTTCACGAACGCGGCCTGTGTCTGCAAAAACAGACTGTATGGAAAAATAGGAAAATCCTGTGAACAATAAATCCTCGGCCGCCCAACACCACGATGCAGCACCGGGAACACGCTTATCTGGTTCATTGATTACAACAGGTTGTTCAACAATTGATCCTGTGTCTTTGTCTCTAGTTACCAATGGAATTGTCGCAATTGAATTACAGATCATGTTTCTAGCGCGAGCAATTGCAGGAACCGACATTGCTTCCTCGCGGCTTGCTAAATAATCAGCACTACCAAATGGGAAAAATGCATCTAGCGTTGGAGCTGGCCCAATTTGTGCAGCTACATCAGCACCGCGCATCGGCGCAACAGTTTCAATGGTGCGCTTTCGGTCAAATAATCCCATGCACCTATTTTCTCAAAATGTCAAGGATCAACCCACCAAAATGTCAATTTCTGTTTCTGGGCGTGTCGCAAAGTGAGAACAAAGCGCGGCGGCCACGGCAGCGGCCACGGCCGTACCGCTGGCGCGCCTTCCTATAACCCACCCTCCGTCTCCACGCCGCAATTGCACAGCTGAAAGCATTTGCTCAGTCAATGCAGCTTGATTGCGATGCTTTAAGCGACCGCTGTTAATAGCACCCAACAATTCATCACAAGCTTGGGGATACGAGCTGTCCATGTCAAAAATTGGGATGCCAGCTGGCAGCATACGCGCTGCAATTGCTCCAGTCGTTCTCCGGCTGTAAAGCAAATATTCAATGGGGTATTTGCGACAATAGGCGGCTGCATCATTGGCAATGGCTCGATCATCAAGCTGAATTGTGTTTTCCCATGTGTGCAACAGCTTTACGACAAATGATTCCGAACCAAGCTTTTGAGCGGCCACGAGTGCTGCATTTCTACGATCTGGCGAAATGTCAATGGCCATCCATGTCAATTTGTCCTCATCAAGATCGATTGATTCATCGCCACAGGCTTGCCACTCTTTTGTGCCGATGACAGCTGAAATTGTTGTAACCCAACGATTTAATACCTCGGTCATGACTACATCTGGAGGATCATTAAAAACGGCCCGAATGTTGTCTGGGTGAATTGTTATGTTAAGACCGGGATTGGCAAAAGCTGCATTTTCCAATGTAATTTCATCAGTCGGTGCCGACCACTCAAAATAGCCCACATCATCGGTTGCCCCACTAGCTGCGGCCAATCCTCTTTCGCGCAATTGGTTGAGCACAATTGAATGTGAATCACCAGCCGTTGAAAAGCAATTGACCTGTGGATTTTTGGCGGCCATCAATGTGTAGCGCATCGCGGCAAATGTTTCCATGTCGTGCAGCTCTCGGATTTCATCCATGTGGATGGTTTCGGGCTTTGACAATCCACGAGCCGCCGATCCACCGGCTTTGATGATAAACCGGCAATTGTCAAGCGTTTCGATTTCCTCGGCACCATGTTGCCAGCGGATGCGCTTGACACGCTTGGCCAAATCCTCATGGCTTTCAATAATTTGCACAATCGCCCGAAATTGCTCCAGCGATGTAACTAATCTGTGAGCTGATGAAACCTGCAACGATTCTTGCCAATGAAAAAGTCCCATGAGTATCCGCGCCATCATGTAGGTGCTTTTTCCATTTTGCCGGGCAACGGTGGCAACCGTGATGGGATGGTGATACCTGCCATCCGGCTTTACCTTGAGACTATGCTCGGCCAGCCACTTTTGCCACGGCATAAAGCCGCCGGGAATGATCTCATTGGCAAAATCAATGAGTTCAAAGCCGCGTGAAGGCAAATCATTGAGCGGCGAGTGGATTCGGGGAGTAAACATAGGCAAAAAAACCGATGTGGGCCGATCTAAGCCTAGATCAACCGGCATTGGGTCAATGATGACCTGATCATCACTAATCATGGCTGAGGCTGACATTTTCGGGTATAAACAAGCCTT